TTTGTTCAATTCTTTTGTAAGCTTCTTTAACAGCTTCACCAAATTCAAAACCTTCATTATCCATAAGGTCCATTACTATTTCACGTATTCTTGGATCTAAAGTACCCTCTTCTAATTTCATTCTACCACCATAAGCAACCATACTTCTTTGTTCATCTATTTTTTGTCTACGTTTATCTTCTAAATATTCTCTGTAAAGCTGTTCTGCACCTTGTTCTTTTTCAAACTGTCCTTTACCTTTTTTCCAATTTTCAAAATCAGTTCCATCTGAATAACCAATTCTACCACCATTAGCATAACCTCCTTGAGATGAACTATATTCAGACACACCTTGTTCTACTAATGCCGGAATCTCATCTTCTGGATATCCTAAATTTCTATAACCACTATCTAAATAAGTTCTTAATGAACCTACATTTTGAGTTGCACCAATCGCTTCTTCATCACCAGCTTCTGCTTTTGCTAAAAGACCACCTAATAAAGAACCACCAGCCATAACTCCTAAAGTTTTACCTAATGTTTTTTCACCACCTAAAAATTTTGAAGCTGTATCAAAACCTGGAATTGATGGAAAACCTCCAGAAAAAATACCACTAGCTGCTGAACCTAATCTTGAAAACATACTACCACCGGCACCAAAAGGAATCATTCCTAAACCACCTATTAATGCAGCTTTACCTAAATCTGATTTTGCTATTTTTTTAACAGCACCTGTAACGCCTTTAACAGCTTTCTTTACAAAGCTACCTAAGCCATATTGTTGTCTAGGGGAAACGTTCATGATTCCACCTTTATTATAGAGTTGTCTTGGGTTTTGCATACGTGATATTGCCATAATTTTATAATTAAACTAGTTTAAAGCAGGCGTAGAATTCCTGTAATATAATACTTTATTTGATTTTTATGCTGTCGTCAATAGGTTTTGAGGCAGATAACATATCATAAAATCGACCACAATATTGATGATCACCTACATGAGTAATTTTATCTAATGCATAGATGTGTACCTTACCTCCCATATCTGTCCATCTTTGACAGAAACCAAAGTCTTCTCCAAAGTATCTCTTAGTCTTTGGATCATGTAAAGTATCAAATAAATTGTAAAAATTCTTCTTTCTAGTCTCCTCACCATTAACAAACGTAGGTTGATTGATCTCTAATTCTGGATGATGTTTTATCATCTTTTCAATAGTTTCTCTTTTAATTAACATACATCCTGTTGGGGCATGGGTTACTTCAATAACACCATGTTCCATATTTAATTCATCTTTTTTTAAATCTAATTTAATTGGAAACATATATCCTGAATGGAGTATATCATCTTTACTTTTAACCTTATCTGTTTCTTTTATTTTTCTCCACATCTTATCAACATCAAATGTCTTCATTGGATAAGGACAAGAAATAACATCTTTATCTGCACCTATCATTTTAAATATAGTATTTGATTGAAAATCAATATCTGAATCTATGAACAATAAATAATCATAATTATCTTCATGATTTAAAAATTCTGCTACACATAGATTTCTACCTTGTGTAACCAAAGATGATTTTAATAAACTAAAACTAACAAGTATATTTTGTTTTATACAATCTAATTGAAACTTCAAAACTGCTTGAGTATAATGCATAGATACATTACTATGACATGGAGTGCATACCATTATTTTAGCTTTAGGTTTTCTACTTCCTATATTTATTTCTGTATAGTTTGAATTTACTTTATTATATTTAATAGTTTGATAGGTATCTTCATTAGCTTCTGTGTTTTTATCTGAATTAAACCAGATAGGCTCGTTATTTTGCATTGATTGCTCCTTGTAAAAATCTTGTCCAAGATGTGCCTTTAACTTTCCAATCATAAAATCTATTTACAAATTTCTTTTGAAAATCTAAATGATCCTGGATGCCGGGTTCTTCTAGTGATTTTGCAGCAATCTCTATACCCGCTGCAAATTTTTGTGCTAAAGATTTATAATTATTAGAATATGGAATATATATTGGAAATTCAGAACACGTCTCAAATAGAGCTCCATAATTAGTAGTTATACAATATAAACCTGCAGCCATAGCCTCTAACGCTGAGATGCAGAATGTCTCTTCCCAAATACTTGGATATACAAATAATCTATAATCTTTTAAATGTTCTTTAATATATTCACTAGGTTTATAACCAATATAATTTACATTAGAAAGTTGTTTAGCTTGTTCATATAAAGCTTGATAATTTTTATCATTAGCCTCTGCAAAATCTTTTCCATATACTTCACAAGAAGAATAAACATCTAAACTAATTAATGGATTCTTAACTAGTTGCATAGCACCTAATAATACAGATAAACCTCTCCATGGAGTACATTGATGAATAATTTTTATAGGTTGACCTTTTTGATAAGAAGATTCAATTGGATCAATATTTTCAATACCATTTTTTATAACTACACATTTTTCTGTAGGTAGATCAAATGATTGTGTAAATTTTTCAAAACTCCAATTAGAATTAAATACATACCAATCATATTTATGGTGATTAGATTTATCTTTAAACCAAGGTGCTAAATTACCTTGATCATATGAATTTTTTTCCCAAAGTATATTTACTTTAGTTGGATGCAATGGAATTTTTTCTGGAACTGATGTACAAATTTGAATTTGATCCAATAACTTGGAATCAACATGTTTTCTTAAATATTCAAATTGAAGTTCTGTTCCGCCTCTAGGATTTTGGTTCGTCATTTTTTTGATTCATTACTTTCTGTAAAACGTTTAGTCCTTTCGGTGATACATGAACTGTCAAATCTTGAGCAATATGTTCTACTACTGTTTCAGTATTTGGATCAGCTATATCAGCGTCTTTCTCTACTTCGTCTTTATATATTTTATTAGTTCTAGTGTTTCTTAGAACTACTACTGTTGTACAATCTATTTTTAATATGTCTTTATCCATTTTGTTGTGACCTGTCTAGTAAAGCATAACTAACAACACCTGTAATTTCATTTGCTGTGTCCGCTTGCATTTTTATAGCATCTCCTGCTTCTAAATTCAAGGTGTTTTTTAACATATTAACCGTATTTTTATTAAGTATCTCATGTGATATTATTACATCCACACCTGCTCCATTTTTTCTAATAAATAAATCGGTATCAACGTTACTAGCAGTGTTATGAACAGCTTGAACTGTTTTAACTATCCCCACAGCCGATGTAGGAATAGTCAACACCGTTGTAATATTAGTTGTTGTTAAATTAAAGGTTTCGTTTTGATATTGTATAGTCATTAGGATAAAAAATAATTGTATGTATCTTGTTCTTCTTTTAAATCATTTTGAAATGAAAAATTTAATTCATCTTTTAAAGTAGTTAAAGACTGTAGAATTTGTCTTTGATTTTCTACTTCGTAATCTTGTTTTGGTTCAGGTATGTATGCAGTTATTTTAGCCATTATCTTCTCCCATCTGGTTTTGCATCAAGTCTTAGTGTACCATAACGCCATGTTTCACCTACAGCATCGTTTGCTATTTTAATAGATACTAATCTTCCTCTAGCACGTGTATCTATCTTATCAGTAGAACTTGTTATTGTAAATGGACCAAGAGGTGAACTTGTGGCCGTATCACTTGGATAATTGTTTAATAATAAAGTAATTTTTGAATTACCAGTTAGTATTTGAAAATCAGGTATAAGTCTTTTAACAGACATAATGTATTCACCATCTCCTCTTAAATCAGCTATGTTATTATTATTAGTTATATCAAAATCTCCGGATTGTATAAAAGCATCAATGGATGTAGTACCACTACTATTGATTTGATCGGTTCCGGTTTCTTGAGCATAGTAAGTTGATGCACCATATTTATTTGTAATTCCTTGTATTGGAAAATTAGGTAAAGCTGTTTTATTATAATCAGTTGCATAAGGTAGTTGATATACCCCTTGATCAACATAACTTGATCTAGCAAGTGAACTTGTAGTCCAAACGTTTTCTGCGTAGTTGTACACTACACATCTATTAATTTGTTCGGAACTATTTTCGGGATAGAACCAATTAATTTCATTGTATAAAGTATTGTGTTCACAATATACAAGTTGACTAGAATTATAATTTATTCCTAAATTACCACCACTATTTGTGAATACAAAATCTTCTACTAAACAAGGTATAGTTTTAACTGTACCATCAAACATAAAGAAACCTCCTTCACCAGACATCCAAAAAACAATACCATTAGAATAAGACAAAGCGTTTTGACCAATTAAACCACAATTAGTACCCACTTGTCTAACTGAAAAAGTAAAAGGTGGTCCAACGTATTGAATAACATAAGCAGAACTATCGGTTAAAACTAAAGTATAATCTTTACCGGAAACTGCTCCTATAATTTCATTACCTTTATCTAATCTAAAAGTTCCAGCTGTGTTCGTTGCAGTAGGATTATAAGTGTTATAATCTTCTTGGTTAGAAAATCTAATAAACATTGGATCTTGTGTTGTTGTATCACCAATTGTAGTTTCTGTTCCAAAATGAAATAGATGTCTGTCTCTATCGGATACTTGAGTAATTCTTGTTGCTGTTGGTGCACCACTCATTACTACTGCTCTATTTCCTCTTGGAGTTGCTGCTCCCGCATTCCATGTAAAAGTTTCACCGTCGTGAATAGTTGCAGTAAGTATTTGACCAAAATTATCTAAAGACCATAAACCTGGATCCAAAATTACATTACTAGTTGCACTTTCAGTTCCCCATGTATCAGAACCCCAAGTATCAGTACCCCAACCAAAACCTGCTGTTTGAAATGTAGGACCTACAATTATATATGGATCAATCTGTGCCGAACCTGTTCCTGAAGTTGAAGCTGCGGAACTAGAAGGCATAGTAATTTCAAATGTATTAGCTGTTTTATTTAAAACTTCAAACGTGTTGTCTGTAAAATCAGATGTTGCGTAACCTGAACTTGTTGGAACCGTTACTGATGAAAATGTTATATACCTTCCGTCTAGTAAACCATGTGCTGTTTTATTGACAGTAACCGTAGGAGATCCAGATGTTGCATCAAAAGTAGCTCCAGTAATGGCCGCAGCCAATGGCGTAATATCATAAAACTCTTGTTCGTAGTATAGAAATAAACCTTGAGAAGTTCCTATAGCTACGTATTTTTCACCTGCAATGCTTGTCCAAGCATGTTGAGCACGTGCTACTCCAGGTAAAGTATTATTAGAATTTGTAAGTTGTGACCAACCCCCTATTTTTTCAGGTAATCCGTACCTAAATCTAACAAAATCACCATCAACCCACTGAGACTCGGCTCCGGAATCCGTAGACATCTTGTTAAATCCAGGCTTGAAATTTAATTTTTGTAGCATATAATGCCTTATATATTAATTATGAATATAATGAAAGAAACAAAATAACTCAAGATTATGGATCATTTAGAA